TTTACCTGCCGCATATATTCTTGCCCGCGCTTGCCTTCCCGGCTGGCTCGCTGCTTGGCTCGCTTTTCGCTGAATTTGCGCATGGGCTTGCGCTTCTTGGCTTCCTTGGGGATTTTTTGGTAGATCGGCCTATCGGTTAGGTTCATTGCGTCCCTCCGACAAGCTAGCCAAAGCTATAAGCGCTTCCTTAAATAAGTCTGGCGTTCGACTAGCAGAAGCGCCAGAAATTGTTGGCTTATTTCGATGCTTGCCACGACTATCGCAGCCGCCTATTTGGTGGCTTCCTGTCGGGCGATCCCAATTTAGATTAATCGGCGGCACTGGTCCGACATAATAAAGCCACGTAGCTTTATTTGCCAAATGTCCATAAGCTGACTGCCAGACCTCACAGACCCAGCCATTTATTGTTTTTTGCCAGCCTATACTGTTAGGCTTGAATAGCCCGTGTTTTTGCCATGCCCGAGTTTTTTTGGGGTGTTCAAGAACGCCGCCAAATTTCTGCACACATTTTACGGCATGTTCAAATGTTCCGCCATCATTCCCCGGTCGGTTGTGATCCCCGCCCCACCTTTCATAATTAACATATGCAAGGCTTCCCCATAGTTGACAAGGCGGGTGCGCTATTACTGGGTTAGGCCCGTCGTAATTTAGAGCGTCCCTTTTTATATCCCAAGGATCAATTCTTGGATCGTTAAAATAACATCCGTTTGTTTCAACGTATAACGCAGAGATCATATCTTTCCCATTCAAAAACAATTTTATCGGTTAGGTTTATTGAATTCGGCCTCATATTTGAGCGCTTCGGGGTCAGGGTATGAAATGCCATCTCTGGCTAGATCGCGCGTCATTCCGTCGATGTATTCGGCAAGCTGCTTGGTGTTCATCTTGCGAGTGACCGGGATGTCTAGGCGTCGCATGGCGACAAGCTGCTTTTCATATGGCAGCGGCTCAAACATGTAATCCCAAACGGCGCAAAAGTCTGGATCATCCCGGCGCAAGATCGGCACGCCATATTCGCGGTTGCATTGCGCTTTCATCTCGGATGGCGTCATGCCGCGCTGGGCGGCTACGGATGCAAACACCAAATGGATGTAATGGTTTTGTTGGGCCGTTCTCTTTGCGCCCTTGGCTATGGCCAGTGTAAACGGCAGGTCATGGGTTGCAACGGCTTGCGCCGCTGCTTCCCGTTGCTTTTCGGTCGTGACGAACCGCTGAGTCATTCGCCACCAATCGCCGATTCGTATAGGTCAACAATCGCCTCGAATTCCGCCAGATCGTCAGGGCTTTTCTTGCGCTTTTTCAGAATCGCGTTGATGGCGGCGATGTCATATCCGCGACCTTTGGCTTCGGCCTTCACCTCTTTCACCAGTTCCGCGATTTCGGCGCGTTCTTCTTCCAGACGCTCGATGCGTTCAATAAATTGGCGAAGTTCGTTTCCGTTTGCTTGCATGTCTTTTGCTCCTAGTTTGGTTGTGTAACGGTTCGCGTTTTGACTAGCTGGCGAATGTGGCTGATCGTTTTGCCTGTGTTCGCCGCCACGATGTTCATGATGACCTCATAATCAGCGCCGTGCGGGGTTGCGTTGGCCTTAGCTTCCAGCTTTTCAAACATCTGCCATGCGTCATCGTCGGATAGTTCATGCATCAATACGCTACCTTTTCCGTCCAGCTTTTAACAATGTCCTGCGGGATGCTCTTGTGATGCTTTCGGGCATATTCCGCCATAAATTCCCGCATTGCGCCCTTGTCGTTTCTGGCAATCCAGTTGATTAGATGCAGTTCGTCTTGGATTTCGTAACGGTCAACCGTCCGCATTCCCTTCACTGTGTCATGCTTGGCGCGGCTTGCGGCCTTGGCGGCTTCCTTGGCGGCGCGTTCGGCTTCTTCGATTTCGCGCATCTGTTCAATGTTGCCGGCGTTGGCATCTTCGCGGGCTTTGCGCAGTGCGGCTTCGGCGGCTTCCTTTTCCGCTTGTGCCTTGCGCTGGGCTTCGGCCTTTTCATCGGCCAGCTTTCGCTTGAACGGGTCAACCAACGAAGCCAGACCTTTTGCCATGCAATCTAGATCGTCAACGGTTGGCTTCCATCGCGCGATCTCGGCTTTCCATGCCTTGTGCAGCGGCTCCGTCGCGGCTTTCTGCGCGTCTGTCACGCCTTTTTTCGCGGCTTTGATGTCTTTGGCCAGATCGTCAATCGCCTTGACCTGTTCCGCCGTTGTCGCCGGTTCCCCGTCCAGCCAGCTTTGGGCCTCCGCGACTGCATCCGCAAACGGCGCAATTGCTTCGTCTAGCGGGTCATCTGTGGGGGGGTTGTTACCCCCGATTACTGCGCGTTCGTTATGCATTGGCATCACCTCCAAGCGCCGCGCCAATATCGCCCCACGATTCTAGTTCTTGTTTGCGGGCATCTTTGACAGCCACCACGCTAACATCATCTCTGACGGCTTTGTGTAAGCCAGTGTAAACAGCCTTTAATTGCTTGATGTCAGTGGCTTTGGAAAGTTGTCCCTTGGCGGCCTCGATGGCACGCTTTAAGCCTTCGTTTTCGTCACCGTCACGCTTTGGCGCTGATTTAGCGGCTGCGTTTCCGTCATCATCTTCGGGCGCAATGCCCGCCATTGCCATGAGGCCATAGCGCCGCGCGTATGTGACCGCCGAACCATAGCCCTGCATATCATTCTTGCCGACGATCAAGGGCACGCGACATGATAGGCTTTCGCCGCTTTCGCCATGAACTAGGATCGTTTCAACGTAGCGGCCAACCTCATCCTCACCGGTGGGCTGGATCAGCGCAATTCCGGCTTCGTTCAGCGCAGGAAGGCACGCGTCCATCACGCTGCCAAGGTCCGCATATTTGCTGCGAAAGTGCGGGTTATTTGCCTGCTTTAGCGCCTTGCCCATATTCATTTGAGCCTTAGCCAAAGCTGTTGCGATGTTTTTTGTATCTGTCATGTGTTTTGCTCCTTTATGCATTGACCTTAATCTATGGTTAGCATACCGTAAACCTAGAAAGTGAGAAAAGGATCAAAAAAAATGAAACTATGCATGAAAATGACCAAGAAAGAGGTGATTGACTTGTTGCGCGAGTTGGCGAAGGAAAAACGGTTGGGCGCTCTTTCGCGCATGGTTCCTGTGTCGTCGGCGCTGCTTTCGCAGATTTCGCGCGGCAATAAAAACCTATCAGATCAGGTGCAAGACTGGATCAGCGCGGCATGGCAGCGCGGGGAACTTGCCCCGGAACTTGCCGGTAATACTGCGGCACAAGAGGCGCTTGCAGAGCATCGCCGCATGATGGGCGACAAAGAGCGCCGGGCGGCTGTCGCGGCTATCGCGGATGGCACAGAAGACGACCCCAAGGGGCTGTGCTTGAGCATCATTAACACATGGGGAAAGGGCGAATGATGTGGTCACCTTCATGCATCCGTGCCGAAATTGCGGCGATTCTTGGGGCGCGTTCGGCTTCAAAGCAACCAACGGATCAACATATTGGTTCTGCGGAAAGTGCAAAGACGAGTTCGAACATCGATGGCTTAAATCTTTGCCAGATGAACACAACGCGAAACGCGCTTATCTCAGCGCACAAAGCCGCAAGGCAAAGCAGAACAACACAGGCGATCTATTCGACACGTAACCGCCTGCGCAACGCAACACACGCCATGTTGGCGAAGGAACAAGGGAAAGACTGGCCATGAAAAATATCACGATTGCGGGCAACTGCACAAAAGACGCGGAAATGCGCACCACACAAAGCGGGGCAAAGGTCGCTGGCTTTTCTGTGGCTGTTAACGGCTTCGAGAACGGTCAAAAGACATCGACGTTCTTTGACGTTTCGATTTGGGGCAAGCGCGGTGAAAACGTCATGCAATTTGCCAAGAAAGGCGCAAAAATCTGCGTCAGTGGCGAACTTGGCACGCGCGAATACAACGGCAAGACCTACCTGACCATCAATGCCCATGATTTCACGCCTATGGGCGGTCGCTCTGACAACGCTGGCGGATACGATGGCGGCGGATACGCGCAAAGCAACGAGGACGCGGGCGCACCGTATCAACCGCCAGCTGGTGGGATGGATGACGGGGACGCTATTCCATTTTAGGCCCATCACATGACCCAAGAACAACTTGACGCAATCTTAGACGCCGCATTCCTTGCGGTGATCGGCAACACAAAAGACCCAGAGTGGTCGCTTAAACGATAACACAAGCCCCGTTACGGCGGGGCTTTTTACATAGGAACACCCATGCGCATTGAACTACCTTGGCCACCGTCCGAAACATCCGCCAATGCATCAAGGCAAGGAAGCTGGCGCAAGAAAGCCAACGCGGCAAAGTCGTACAAGGTCGCTTGTGCTTATGAATGCATGGCGCAAAAGGTCGGCAAGCTGGGTGGCTTTGACAGCGTGCGGATCACGTTTCACCCGCCGCGGAATGGTCGATTGGACTTTGACAACATCACAGGCCGGGCAAAACAGGGCTGGGACGCTGTGTCTGAGGCTATAGGGATAGATGATAGCCTGTGGTGGCCTGTGACGCTCAATAAGGGCGACAAGATGGCTGGCGGCTTGATCGTGATTGAGTTTGTTGGTTCGAGCGCGGCAAGTTAAAAGATAGCTTCCCGGATACCTATTTGACCATGTGGCCGCGCTCGGAAGGTGCGCCTAGCTTGCAAGCGGGTATCCGGTGGGGATACCTAAGCACACCATCAGAAAGCGGTAGTTAATGATAAACCATAAGGAAAGCCCCCAATAAAGACAATATGTATGCAATGGGCAAAAGCCATTTTTGCAACTTCAAATATGTCTTCTCTTTCATCCCTTCCCCCCATTACTTGCCGCGCTCTGGAATGACGGTGACTGCGAGGGGTCCGGTTAGTTCACCCTTTTCACAGGCAAAACCCTCTACTTGGTTTTTTCAGCTAGCGTTACCAAGTGCCACCGCCAATCAAGAAAGCGGTTTGACGGTATCCTGCGAAAGTGCCGCCATTCACTCACCCAAGTAATAGGTCTGGGCTTAACCGCCATAAAGGCTCCTTGTGTGCGTGACCGGTTGTCGTTTAGATCAACCCCGCGTCATAGACTAATAATCACGCCTCTTGCTCACATTACGCCAACCGCAAACGAGGCGCAACAAAAAGCCTTCACACTTACGATGATTTGGATCAGGTGAAGGCCGTCGATGTTCGTATCATATCTGGATTTCGCCCAGCCACCAACAAAAAAGAACCCCAGCGGATGCCGGGGAGTTGCTGGCCGTAGTTCTAAACCAGAATGACAAAATACATCCGTCGCAGATCGGGGCAAGGCATAGTCGCATGAATTTAATTCACACAAACAGCGCTAAAACATAAGCCTTATTCATTTGCGTTTATGTGGCGCGTGGCTTAGAAAGAAAAGCGGCGGCGAGAGCTATCAACTCAATCGCCGCCTTGGAAAGCACAAACTTTGACAGGTTACCCGTGCTTTCGACAGACGGTATACCGCGAATGCGGGCGAACTTCAACAATAACCTGTCTGACTTTTGACACTTTCAAAGCAAAGTGATGCGCCTTTACCCTATGGGGCCAAACCAATGGGATGCCGAATGGGCTTCTTTGCCGCGAATGCGACCTGCGGGGCGATTTAAGCGGATTTCCGAGCCGGTTTGCTTTGCGTCTGCGCGGGCATTCCAGAAACGCGACTTTGATACGGTGACAGGCGCTCACTGCACAGTGTGAGACCGATAGTTTGGCCAGCTAGTGAAAATGGCATCGCGTGGATACAGGAGGTTGAAAGCAGACTGGTTAGGCCGCTTCGGTTTTCATCTACGGATGTCACCGGCCATAGCGGAAAGCGGAACTATGCCTAAAGATAGGGAAATCAAAAAAATAGCGGCATTTTGTGGAAAACTCTTGCCGCATTGTTTCTGAGGTGATAACCGTCGAGCAGGAGCAAAGAAAGGAACACAATGAGCTTGCAGGAATACCGCGATTATATCGCGTCACGACAAGTTTCGCAGCAAATGAACGGGTTTAGCCCATCTGCCCTTAACGACATGATGAAAGTGCATCAGGTTCGTTCTGTTGAGTTTGCACTAGAACGCGGGGCGGCTGCGCTTTTTCTTGATACTGGTCTGGGTAAATCCCTGACTGAGTTGGAGTGGGCGCGACAGGTAGCCGAGGAAACAGGAAAGCCATCGTTGATCCTGACGCCATTGGCTGTTGCTGGCCAGATGGTGCGCGAAGGCCAAAAGTTTGGCATTGATGCGCGGCAAATCAAAGATCAAGATGACATCGGCGAAGGCGTCATGGTGGCAAACTATGAGCGACTTTCAAAACTGGACCCGAATGCGTTTGGGGGCGTTGTTCTCGATGAAAGCTCTATTCTCAAATCGTTTGCCGGTCAGACGCGAAATCGTTTGATGGATGCTTTTGGGTCGCATCGCTTTAAGCTGGCCGCAACAGCCACGCCAAGCCCAAACGACCATATGGAGCTGGGAAATCATGCCGAATTTTTGGGTGTGATGCGCCAGCAGGAGATGCTTTCTCAGTGGTTTATCAACGATACATCAACGGCGTCTCAGGAATGGCGATTGAAAGGCCATGCTGTGGATGATTTTTGGGCATGGGTGGCGTCTTGGTCGCGTTGCGCTACGCTTCCTAGCGATCTTGGCGGGGATGATACGGGATACATTTTGCCGGAGATTGATCGTCGCATCTATGTGGTTGACGCGGATCGGCAACAGGACGTTGATCAAGGCATGTTATTCCGCATCCCAGAAATGAGCGCGACGAGCTTCCATAAGGAAAAGCGCCTTACCCTAAAAGAACGTTGCGAGAAAGCAGCCGAATTGGCCAGCCATGGTGAACCTGTAACTGTATGGTGTGAAAGCAACGAAGAAAGCGAATTACTTGCGCAAATTATTGACGGTGCAAAAGAGGTTCGCGGCGACATGAAGCCGGAGCAAAAAGAAGAATTGCTTCTTGGTTTTGCAGATGGTGATTTCCGGGCTATTGTAACAAAGCCAAAGCTGGCGGGTTTTGGTTTGAATTGGCAGCACTGCGCCCATGCGGTTTTTGCGTCCATTAGTTTTAGCTATGAGCAGCACTATCAGGCGGTTAAGCGTTCGCATCGGTTTGGCCAGACGCAGACGGTTCGCAATGACATTGTGATCAGTGACACTGAAAACGTGATTTGGCAGGCAATCAATGTGAAAGGCAAAAAACATGATGAAATGAAATCGCGCATGTCGGACGCGATGACGCGGGCGCAGAATGGTGGTAGCGTTCGTGCGGTTTATGACAGGCCGCTAGATTTGGAATTTCCAGAGTGGATCAAAGGAGCATAAAGTGGGAAAGAAGCCAGAATATCAGGGTAACGGATGGGCAATTCACAACAGCGATTGCATTGAGGGCATGTGGGCCATGCCAGAAAACAGCGTTGATTGCGTGATTTTTTCGCCGCCGTTCGGTGATTTGTTCGTCTATTCCGATAGCGAGCGCGATCTTGGCAATGCTGGCGAAGGTCAATCATTTATGGATCAATACAAATTTTTTGCCGAGGCGCTGACCCGCGTCATGCGGCCCGGTCGGATTGCCTGTGTGCATTGTACCGACCTGCCCATGCGCAAAGGCAAGCACGGCGCGATTGGATTGCAGGATTTTTCCGGGGATTTGGTCAAGGCGCACACGGATGCGGGGCTGGTGTATCATGGCAGGGCGACGATCTGGAAAGACCCTGTAGTTGAGATGCAGCGAACCAAGGCGCATGGCCTTCTATACAAAAACATTCGGGGCAATAGTGCGTTTAACCGCGTTGGGATGCCTGACTATATGCTGTTTTTCCGCAAAGACGCAGACGCAAAGCATCCTGATTTCGATCCTATTCAACACGCCGCACCAGACGATGAAAAAACGGCGCTAAAAATCGCAACTCAGTGGTTGCGTGACTTGCGCCGCAATGGACTTTGCGAAAACGTGCCAGACGAAAAGGCGCTGGCTGTTTTGATGGAAGATGCAAAATTTGACGTTTACGAATGGCAAAAACTCGCATCGCCGGTTTGGATGGACATTAACCAAGGCAATGTTTTGCGCCGAGTGAAGGCGGTAAACGATGAAAAGCACGTTTGCCCATTGCAGCTGGATGCTATCAGCAAGTGCCTACGCCTATACAGCAAGCCGGGCGATGTTGTTATGGACCCGTTCAACGGAATTGGTTCAACAGGCTATGAGGCTGTTAAGCAATCGCGCCGCTATATCGGTTTTGAATTGAAACCAGAATATGCAGCGCAGGCCAATGCGAACTTGCAGGACGCAGAAAAGGTCAACGGGGACTTGTTCGCATGAATGACCTTTTCCAAGGCGCAAATACCGCCGATCTATTCGATGAATTTTGGTCGGCATACCCGCGCAAAGTCGGCAAGGGCCAAGCGCGAAAGGCGTACGCCAAGGCGCTGCGCATTGCATCACACGACGACATTATGTTTGGGCTGTCTCAACAGCGGCCCATCATGGAATCAAAAGAACCGCAATTTATTCCACACGCCAGCACATGGCTAAACGGGGAGCGTTGGGACGATGAGCCAGAACCTACCAGCCAAGCAGGAACGAACCAAGGGCGAACTTCTCAGCTTGATGAAATCCGCGCCCGAGCATTGGCAGCAGCAGGACTTGGCCAAGAACAAGGCGACTTTGGCGATTGAGATGCAGGCGCAATGGTCAGAGGGCGGTTGGTTTGAATGGTCGCGGGCCGATAAGGACATGCGCGATTTTTACGTAGTCCGCGCAATCGAGACGCTGGGGGTTTATCCATTGGCTGAGGTTCGTCGCGCTTGTGAACAGCTACGCGAGGAAAAGCAGCGCAACTGGTTTGACCGCGTTGCCATCCGCGCCCGCATTCACGAGCTACGGGCCAAAGCCTTGCGCTATGCTGCGCTAGACCCAGAACCAGAGCCACCCAAGAAAGACGTTGTGACGCCCGAGCGGGCGGCGGAAATCGCGGCGGAATTAGGGTTTAAAGGCTGGAAGCCCAAGAAAATGAAAGGAACAGAAGAATGAACATTGATGACATCGTAAAGACGCCAGACCCGGCGGTTGGCGTGGTTGAGTGCCTCTTGGGCGGCGAATGCCTTGGTAGCGTGGACTTGTCCGACATGCCTATCAAGGCGCTGCAACAGATCGAGCGTGAATTGATGGATGCAATAAGCGTATCGGAATGCGGCTTTAGCCAGATGCTGATCGGGCGCGGGCTGGAGTTTCTTGATGCCGAGGTGTCACGGCGCATTTTCCCAAGCAGTGGCGACAACTTCAAAACAATCAAAAAGGTGTAACATGAAACCAGTGTTCAGGGATTTTCTACGCGCCGCTTGCGAGTTTTACGACATCAGCGAGGCGGATATGATGGGCAAGTCGCGCAAGGCAATTCTAGCCCAGCCCCGGCATGTCATGGTCTATGCATACAAAATCTATTCAGGCGCGCTATATACCGAAGTTGCAAACCGCATAGGGCGCGATCATACGACAATCATCAACTCGGTTCGCTTTGTCGAAAACCTGCTAGACGGGATTAAGCCTGTGAAGTCGCTGACTGTGGAAGCTGGCGACGTTGCATATATCACCAAACGCGCCGAGGGCATGGCGGCGATGCGCAGGCCGATCACCGCAGCCGCATCATTTGGCAGCGATTGGGCTGATTGCGACATGTCGCAACTTGAGTGTTGATCCGTGCTAAAGGTTCTTGATCTATTTTCAGGCATAGGCGGGTTTAGCCTCGGCTTGGAGCGCACGGGCGGATTTGAAACGGTTGCCTTTTGCGAGATAGAAGATTTCCCGCGAAGGGTGTTAGCGAAACATTGGCCGGAGGTGCCTTGCTATCATGACGTTAGAGAACTTACAGCGGATGTTGTTCGAAGAGACGGAATTGGAGAAATCGACGTCATCACAGGCGGTTTCCCGTGCCAAGACCTGTCGCTCGCAGGAAAACTTGCCGGCATCGACGAAGGAACGCGCAGTGGACTATGGTCCGAAATCGTCAGACTTACTCGCGAGTTACGACCCAAGTACATCATCGTGGAGAACGTCGCAAACCTGCTTAGTGGCCCTTCTCACCAACGAGGCGGATGGTTTGGCCGTGTACTCGGAGACTTGGCCGAGTGCGGGTATGATGCGGAATGGGAAAACATACCGGCGGCAACCGTGGGCGCTCCCCATCGCAGAGAACGCGTCTGGATTGTTGCCTACCCCAAAGACGTCGGATGCCAAAGGTGCGCCGAGAAGCAGATACTTGGGGTCAGAAACCTACCGTCAAAACCTGTGCGAGGCTTTGAGGACTGGGCCAGAATGCGGAATTTACCCGCATCCAGAACTATTAAATCAAATGATGGGATACCCAGCCGGGTGGACAGAATTAGAGCCTGCGGAAATGCCGTAGTGCCACAAATTCCCGAACTGATAGGCCACGCGATCCTTGACGCAGAAGGTGCTGCCATGCCACACTGACCTAGCAGTAATCTGCCTCCCTGTAACTGGCGTCACTTCGGTGGCGTCTTTTTTTTGCCGATTGTGTCGATTGTTATTGATGCGTGAACCGCTATGGTGTACGGTGATTACAGGAACAAAGGAGATAACAAGATGAACGCAATCACACTACACGAAGTCGAAGTTTCTGCACATAATGCGGCATTTATTGCAAATTGCGCTTGCCCCTCGCGTTACCGCTGCACGGAATGGGAACAAATTTGGCGCAACCTTCGTAAGGCTAAAATCGCCGAGCTAATGTCAGCATAGCAAGCAAAGGGGCTTCGGCCCCAACCCTCAAGGAGAAACTGACATGACCCTAAACGAAATGACCGACGCGATCATCGAAATGCAAAAACATAAATTCGGCATCAACCGGTTTGTTGGTGACTATGCGGCATTTTTTAACATTAGCCAAACTGAGGCTCATCGAATTTCTGAACGATCAAATAGCGTTGATGATTTTTTCGCTATTTACGAAAATTCCGTTTGGTGGACCGATGAGGCAAATGATGAATGACCCCGTAACCAACCCAGCCCACAAAACGTGGGGCGAAATGACCGACGCCGAAAAGGGCCAGATTTTGCTTGCCCTTCTTGATGGTGAGGCATTGTTGGTCATGATCAAAGGAGAATGGGTGGAAATGTCTGCGCGAGATATTGACGTTCATTTTCCGCCTTCGGATTGGGGCGATGATGACTACATCCGCGCAAGCCATTAAAGGTGAGTGGCAATGGTGATATATACAAGAAACAAGCTGATTATCATGCTCGCATGGGGGCCAAGGCGGGTGTCGTCTAAGTCCGATCCCGGAACCTTAGCATACCCAGAATGCGTCGGGGCTTCGCACAGGCTTTGGATGTCTTGGTTTAAGAGCGGGATCAGGAGGTGGTTTACTGGACCCACATACATCGTGATCAGCGAAAGCAAGTCTAAGCACGGCCAGAAATACGGGGACGAAGTTCGAGAGCAGCAAGAGGAAGAGGAAAAGGCACAAAAAAAGGCTGACATTAAGGCCCGACTTGATGATCTGATTGCAGAGCGGCAAAGGCTAAGGGCTGAGAGGCGGTTTAAGGAGGCCGACGACATCAGGGATGTGATAGAAGCAGTCGGGATAAAGGTGAGCGATACAAAGTTGTGAAGACATCAAAAGGAGGCGGGTGATGAATGACCCTGTAAACAATCCGGCCCACTACACCCAGCACCCAAGCGGAGTAGAGTGTATCGACATCACAAAGCACATGAGCTTTTGTCTCGGCAATGCTGTCAAATACATCTGGCGAGCTGATCTCAAATGTAACGCAATCGAAGATTTGCAGAAGGCCGCTTGGTATATCCAGTGCGAAATAGACAAGCGCCAACCCATCTTGCCACCATCAACCAACAAGTGATACAATATAACACATGAACAAAAAGCCAACACACGGTTAAATCATGGCAAACAGCAACCCATCGCCAGCAACGCGGTTCAAAAAGGGACAGTCTGGAAACCCGTCCGGGCGGTCCAAGGAAGAAATGCAAAACCTGCACAAATCGGCCAAGATTGCATCCGAGTTAACGCTCAAAGCACTTTCCAGCTTACAGGATAGAGTAAATCAGGGCGAAACGATCAATCTAGATGACCTTGCCCTGCTGCTTTCCGCCGATGTCAGAGGTATGATTAAGGAAGCGCAGGATCGCGCCCACGGATCGCCTAAGCAAGCCGTAGACCATACCACGGGCGGTGAGAAGCTAGGACCGTCTGTCATCGAGCGTGTAATTGTGAAGCCTGAAAACAAAGATGGTGACTAAACTGCAAATCCCCACGGCTGAGGTGTTCGTGCCTTTGCTGGATCAGGCGCGATACAAGGGCGCATGGGGTGGGCGCGGATCGGGCAAATCGCACTTCTTTGCGGGGTTGTCTGTAGAGGATGCTTTAAGGTGGCCGGGCGATGCTGGCGAAGGCTTGCGGATCGCCGCTATTCGTGAGGTGCAGAAATCGCTTAAACAATCGGCCAAGCGTCTGGTGGAGGATAAGCTGGCGCATTTTGGCCTTGGTGAGGCGCAGGGGTTCAAGGTTTACAACGAAGTCATCGAATTGCCCATGGATGGCATCATGACCTTCACAGGCATGCAGGACCACACAGCCGATAGCGTCAAATCCATGGAGGGCTATCACAGGGCATGGGTCGAAGAGGCGCAATCACTCAGCAAGCGTTCATTGCAGTTATTGCGCCCGACCATTCGTTGGGAAAATGAGGATCGCGGACTTATCTCTGAATTGTGGTTTGGCTGGAACCCTGAACTGCCCACAAATGCCGTTGATATGCTATTGCGCAGCGATGGCACACCAAGCAGCGCACGAGTTGTTCGCGCCAACTGGTCAGATAACCCTTGGCTTCCCAAGGTGCTGGACGAGGAGCGCCGCGACGATCTGCGAAACAGGCCAGAGCGGTATGGTCACGTTTGGGACGGCGAATATGCAACCGTTTTCGAAGGCGCTTATTATGCACGCCACCTAACGCAGGCCCAGATTGATGGGCGCATCGGGTTCTATTCGCGCGAAATGCTCAACCCTGTCTATGCTGTCTGGGATATTGGCAGCACGTCCGGCAAGGCAGACGCGACATCGATCTGGATCGTGCAATTTATCAATCAGGAAGTGCGCGTGCTGGATTACTACGAGGCCGTTGGGCAAGAGTTTGCGGCGCATGTGAACTGGATGCGATCAAAGGGATACGGCGAAGCTATCTGCGTTTTGCCACACGATGGCGTAAAGCACGACACGATATTCAAGATCACGCCCGAGGGCTTCCTGACGCAGGCAGGGTTCAAGGTTGAGACCGTGCCGAACCAAGGCGCAGGCGCGGCGCTTATGCGGATCGAAGCAGCGCGGCAGATGTTCCCGGCGTGTCGTTTCAACGAGGATACGACAGAAGGCGGGCGGCAGTCTCTTGGTTGGTATCATGAAAAGCGCGATGAAAAGCGCAATATTGGCCTTGGGCCAAACCATGACTTCGCATCGCACGCGGCAGACGCCTTTGGCCTTGTGGCCGTGTATCGCGACAGAATGCGCAAATCGTTCAGCGAATACAGCAGCGGCCCGATCCGCAGGAATATCAAGGGCATTGCTTAATTTGCCCCTTTGGTGGTAGTATCAGCCCAAAGCGCAAGGGGTTGTTATGCTGGGCTATAGTAATTTTCGAGACATGATTGACGGGGGCGGCGCTGGCCGTTCTGGTGATCGATTTGAGGGCGGGTTGCTGAGTGACGCGCTAAACGCTTCTGGCATTCGTCCGGCTGGGTACCGTGACCGACAGCGGGAAGCGGAGCGGGATCAGCCGCAACGTGTCTCAGCCCCGCAATATCGGGCACAGCCAACACCGCAGGTGCAGCCGCAAGTAATCCCAGACTATTCGGTCGCGCCATACGCAGCCCCGCAAATGATGCCTCAAGTGCAGCAGCCAGCCCCGCAGATTGGCCTTTTGTCGCCAATCGGTGCGCGTGAGGCCATCTATGGCTTTCCGGTGATGATGCAGATGCCGCAAGAGCCACAGATGCGCGACGTTCGCCAGATTAGCAGCGACCCACAGTTTCAGGACTACATGCGGGAATTGCAGATGTTCAACCGGATGCATGGGGTCTATTGATGGCAATCGTTGACTATTCCAGCTTGCAGGCGGCCATCGCCTCTTGGCTTTTGCGTGACGACCTGACTGCGCAAATCCCTGATTTTATCACGTTTGCCGAGGCTTCGATTGCCCGCGACTTGCGCCACCCGTATCAGGAAAAGCGGATTGAGGCGGACTTAGACGAACGATATGAGGCGCTGCCCAATGACTTCTTGGAAATGCGGCGCTTGCATATTTCGGGCGGCAAGCAGCTTCGCTTGATGAATGGCGATCAGATGGCGGGCGAGCGCGACGACGATGAGAACACGGCAGGCGAACCGCGTTATTACACCATCACGGCAAACAACATCGAGTTTTACCCGACGCCGGATCAGACATACACAATGACGATGCTTTATTATGCCCGCATTGACGCCCTGTCTGACAGCATCACAACTAACTGGCTATTGCAGCGGCACCCAGACATCTACCTTTACGGCGCGTTGATCCATGCTGCGCCGTTCTTGCATGATGATGAACGCCTTGCTGTTTGGACTGGCCTTTATAACAAAGCCGTTTCTGCGCTAAATGACGCGGGTCGGGAAT